GGTGATTTCATTTTAGCAGATTCTTTTCCGCTATGCTTCTTTTTTTATTCTCTTTCTATTAAAAAATAAATGCCGAAGCCTAAACCCCAACATTTATTGTAGAACCTAATAATTTTTTATCGTCATTGCGAACGCAAGCGCAGCAACCCGGACGATAACGAACGTTTTTATGGATTGACGCAGACGGGAGCTTACTTTATGGTAAGTGACCGAGGGCGCGCATTCCGCGACACTGTATTGCGTAGCTTATATGCGGAGAAACACTATTGTAAAGTGTATTTACAGAGAGCAATTACAAAGTCCCTTTAGCCATAAGTTCCGCCAGCCGCCCACTATCCCTATAACTAAAAATCTTGCCGTAGCAATTTATTATCGCGTGGTCGCAGAATTTTACGCCGCAAAATTTGCATATGGCAACCATAAGCATGGTAAAGTCGTCATCCTCAAAAGAGGGCTGCAGGGACTCGCAAATGTGGTTGTGCGCGCAATACACCGACGTAGGCGCGGTTGTGACGATTTCGGCGGATATTTTATCCTGCGGTAGAATTACCTTTGTTGCGCTGTCCGAGGTGTAACACAAAAGATTTTTTATTTTGCCCGTTCTGCCAACGAGATATATTTCCGCAAACTCGTTATCCCGCCCCGAAAAGCGGCGGCGTACAACGCTGAAAAACTCCTCCGCATTGCTTATTTTAAGCCCATCGCGCGCTTCACGCTCCGTAAGCCTGTACACGGCTTTCAGATACATAGCGACGTTTTCCGTCATTCCGTCCACCGTAATAAGGTCGACATATTCCGCACTCAAAACGGCGTTGACGGAGGGGAACCGCTCCAAAAGCCTTTGCGCAAGCTTTTGCATATCCTTGCCAAAATACGCGTTGGACAGCAAAATTTGCATGCGCTCGCACTCGGTGATGCGCCCGCAGCTAAGCTTTTCCATAAACTCTTTTCTGTAATCTGCCATAATTAACTCAACCTTACTATTCTGCTGCCGCCCGATTTATCCTTGACGACGACTATCTGCTTTTCAATTCTTTCTTTAAGTTCGCCCACGTGGGAAATAATTCCCACCAGCCTATCCCCCTGCGAAAGTCCTGCAAGCACCTGAACAGCCTGATTTAAGCTGTAATCGTCCAACGTGCCAAAGCCCTCGTCCACAAACATAGCGTCAAGCTTAATTCCGCCCGAAGAGGACTGAATTTCTTCCGAAGTACCCAGCGCAAGCGCAAGGGAAGCTTTAAACGTTTCGCCGCCAGAAAGGGTGCTTACGCTGCGGTACGTGCCGTTATAATGGTCCAAAACGTCTAAATCCAGCCCGCTTTTGCTTTGTAGGTTGCCCGCTTTACTGCGGCGGACAAGCTCGTATTGGCTATCTGTCATAGAAAGCAACCGCCTGTTTGCGCGGACGAGAATTTTATCAAAGTACGCCGTCTGCACGTAGGCTTCAAGCGTTATCTTTTCCTTACCGCGTATATCGCCGTTTGCCGTCTCCGCAAGGGCCTTGAACGCGGCATATTCCGTGGCGGATTTTTCCGCCGCACCTATCGCTACGCGCATGCGCGCTTCCGCTTTGCGGTTAGTTTCTAACCTGAAATGCAGCGATTTCTGCGCCGTAAAAAGCCTTGACCTTTGCTCGTTTTGCTGCGCGAGAGCTGAATTTAAGCCCTCCTTATCCTCCGTGGGGGCGGCGGCAAGCCTTGAGTTAAGCCCTTCAACCCGCTCCAACAACGCGCTTTGTTGCCGTGCAAACGACTCATAACTCCCCCTTGCGGCTTTTAAATCGGCTTCAATTTTTGCTTTTTTTACCTCCGCCGCGGCGATTTGCGCCTTTACCGCCGCCACGTCTTCCGCGGAAAGTGGACAATTTAAGTCGGAAAGAGAGGCCTTCAGCTTTTCAAGGTTTACCCGCGCAGCTTCCTGCTCGTCGCGGAGCATATCCTTGGCTTTGGTAAGGGCTTCCACCCTGGCCTTGTACCCGCGCGCGCTTTCCTCCGCGCGCCCCTTCCCCGCGATTGTTCGCTTTAACCCGTTTACCTGCCCTTCCGCAGGGTCGATTTTTGATTTAAGCGCGGAATATGCCGCGTTCAACGCTTGTTCAAGGCCACCAAGCGAGGTTATTTCTTCGTCGGAGAAGTCCTTTGCGCCGTCCTTTATACGGGCAAGCAAGCTGTCGTACTCGCCCTTAAGCCTGCCCGCAAGCTCGCTGGCGCGGGTTTCCGCTTCGTCTGCCCTTAAAGAGGAGTTTTTAAGTGTTTCAAGATGCTTTTCGGTAGGCGCGCCGACGGTTGCCGCCGCGGGCGCGGGGTGATGCACGGAACCGCACACAGGGCAGGGCTTACCCTCCTCTAAAGAAGCGGAAAGTATGCCAGCCTGCGCGTCTAAATAGGCTGAATATGCGCCGTGGTAACTACCTCTGCGCTCCTCCGCAATGCGTTTTGCTTCCGCATAACCCGCCTGCGCGCCCTTGTATTCAGTATTTTTAGACCGTAATTTTGCGGCAAGCTGCTGTAAACCTTCCAACTGCTCCCACTTCTTCTGCAAATCGGATAACGCGGCGGCAGCGTACGCAAGCTGCAGCTCCGCTTTCTTTATGTTTTCTAACTCGGCTTCAGCCGCGGCGCAATTTTCGGTTGCATGCTTTATATCCTTTTCGTTCTGCCCGTATTTATCGTTAAGCGATTTTGCGACACCTTCCGCGGCTTTTACCTCCCCGCGGAATTTTTCCGCCGCCTCGTATGATAAAAGCCTTTCCTTTGCCGCATTTATTTCGACGGTAAGCCCCTCTACTCCTGAGTGCGCCTTTTCCGCTTCCTCAAGCGATATTTTTGCTGCCGCAAGTTCCTTTTGGCAGTCCGCAAGCTTTTCTTCCGCCGCCGCCTTTTCCTTTTTGTCCGCTTCGCGCCGAGCGCACAGCGCAAGCTTTTCCTTTAAGCTATCCGCACGCTTTTCGCAAGCGGCAAGCTCCTCTTCGGCGCGTTTTGCCGCATCTTCGTCCTCTTTTATAATATTTTCTATAAGGGTAAGCGCTTCTCTTTCGGGAAGTTTACCCTGCCGCGCAAGCTCCACAAGCGGGGCGTAAGCGCTTTCGTCGGCGCATACCATGGCACCAATTTGGCGGGTGATTTCAGTCTGCTTCTCCTCATAATCGCCCTTCGCCGCAAGATATGCCGTGCGCAAATCCTCCTGCAGACTTAAAAACTTCCGGGTGCCAAAAAGCTTCCTGAATATCGCCTTGCGCTCCTCCGTGGGCGCAAGCAGCACGCGGGAGAAGTCGTTTTGCGCTATCATTGCAATTTGCTTAAATTGCGTGCGCGCCAAGCCGAGAACTTCAACTATTTTTGCGTCTACGTCCTTTACCCCCGAAATTATTTCGCCGCTTGGCAGAGTAAGCTCCGCATTGGGCTTTTCCAGCGTTTTGCCCTCCCCGCGGGATTTATCCCTTTCGTAGGCGGGATTGCGCAGAATTTTATAGGTTTTACCGCGGACGGTAAAGGTAAGCTCCACAAAGGTAGGCGTTGCCCCGTCCGCATATTTGGAGCGGAACATTTCGGGTCGCCTTTCTTCACCGCTCGCCTCCCCGTACAGGGCGAACACTATCGCGTCGAATATGGTGGTTTTACCCGCGCCCGTCTCCCCGCAGATAAGGTACACGCCCGCGCCGCCAAAAGCGGAAAAGTCAACCTCAGTGCGCCGCGCATATGGTCCGAACGCGCTCATTATAAGCTTTTCAGGTTTCATCGCCGTCACCCCAAATTTTTTCTATTAAGGAATTTACAATTTCCTCCTGCCGTGCGGAAAGCGGCATACCGTTCTGCTTTTTGTAAAAATCGCAGAAAAGCTCCTTGGGGGAAACGTTCTCCCGCACGTCCTCCACGTCCCCCGCGGCACGAGTACGCGCGTTGTCGTACTTAAGCGTCATTATGTCGGGATAGATTATGCGAAGTTTAGCGAGAACGTCGGGTACCTCTTCCGCATCGGTCAACACAATATGTAAAAGACCGTAGCGAAACGCCGCGCCGTCGTAAAAGCTTTTTGTGGTGATTTCCGCATACGTTCCGCGGATTTCGGCAACGTCGCGCAAGGGGATAAGGGGAAGCGTACTTAACGCAACCTCGCCCTTTTTCTTAAGCTCAACCACCGTTACGGACTTTGTATCGTCCTTTTCGGAAAGGGAGTATTTAAGGGGCGTTCCGCTATATCGCGCGTTGACGGCAACGTTTTGCGCGCCGTGAATATGCCCCAACGCAACGTAGTCGAAGTCGGCAAAAATTTCCGCGTCCACGTTGCCCACGTCGCCAACCACAAGCTCCTCCGAACCACCCAGGCGCGCCCCCGTAACAAATTGGTGCGCCACAAGCACGTTACGCTTGCTTTTATCTACCCGCATTGCGCCGACCGCGTATTTTAAAGCGGAGTTGTAACTCTCCCCCGCCTCTTCGCCGAAAATGGGCTTAACCGTCGCGGGCTTTATAAAAGGCAGGAGGTAAACGTCCAATTCCCCCCACTCGTCAAAAAGGCGCACGGGCGCAATTTCCCCGCCGTAAACGGGGGATATGTGTATGCCGCCGATATCTAAAAAAGAACAACCGAAGGCAAGCCTTTCCGCCCCGTCGTGGTTGCCGCTTATTATGTACGCGGGTATATTTAAATCCGCAAGCCCACGCAAAAATCCGTCGAAAAGGCGCACCGCCTCCACTGAGGGAACGCTTTTGTCGTACACGTCGCCCGCGATAAGCACGCCGTCGGGTTTTTCCCTTTCCGCAAGGGAACATATCTGCCGCAAAATATACTTTTGATCTTCGATTAAGGAAAGCTCCTGATAGCGTTTACCAAGATGCAAATCCGCAATGTGAAAAAACTTCATACATTAAGTTTAATGGTAAAAAATTAACCTGTCAAGGCTTTAAGCGATTTTTACGCGCAATGTACAAAAAAGGCGCGCAAGCTTTTCGTCTGCCGCCTTTTTACTTTGTTTTATGCTTTTTAGTAGTTACTCTTCGGGGAACAAATCCTTGCCGTACTTTTCGTTAAAGCTGAAGGTTTTGCCCTTGTACTTGAATTGGGGAAGGGTCTCCAGCTGGACGTTGTGCAGGCTTTTAAAAATGCTTGCGTCCACGTCGGGATTGCGGGCGCGAAAGTCCTTTATAAGCTTTTTTACGTCCTGCCGCGCGGACTTCCCCTGCTCGCCCACGGCAAGATTTTGCGTAAGCTTGCAGGCGCAGGCAATAAATTTCAGCCCATTGTAATCGCGCCAATGCAAAATATCGTCCTCGTTCACGCAGTACAGCGGGCGGATAAGCTCCATTCCGGCAAAGTTGTTTGACTTAAGCTTAGGCATCATACCCTGTAGCTGCCCGCCGAAAAGCATACCCATAAGCGTAGTTTCTATAACGTCGGACATGTGGTGACCCAAGGCGATTTTATTGCAGCCAAGCTCTTTTGCCCGCGCGTATAAAAAACCCCTGCGCATGCGGGCGCATAGGTAGCACGGGTGCTCGCCGCCGATAAGCTCGTTCACGTCGAATATATCGGAAGAAAATATTTTCGCGGGGATTTCAAGCCGTGCTAAATTATGCTCTATCAAGGCAAGATTTTCAGGCGAATACCCCGGGTTCATCAGGATATATTCCACGTCGAACGGGATTTCGGAATAACGCTTTAATTGCTGTATGCACTTACAAAGCAGCATTGAATCCTTACCGCCCGAAACGCACACGGCTATTTTGTCGCCAGGCTCAATAAGCCTGTATTCCTTTACCGCCTGCAAAAATTTGCTCCAAATGCCCTTGCGGAATTTAGTTATTATACTGCGCTCTATAAGCTGACAGTCGCTTAATTGTTTAGGCATTTAAAGCTTAACCTCCGCTTTACGCGCTTACTCCTCGCAGGAATGGTCTGGGAATTTGGAGTGGTCGTACTCTATCCCGTTTTTATCGTAGTAGTCCTTGATAGCCGCACGGATTGCCTCTTCCGCCAAAACGGAACAGTGCATTTTATATGCGGGCAGACCGTCCAACGCTTCCGCAACGGCTTTATTGGTAAGCTCCAACGCTTCCGTTATGGGCTTGCCTTTAATCATTTCCGTAGCCATAGAGGACGAAGCTATCGCGCTTCCGCAGCCGAACGTATTAAATTTTACGTCCACGATTATCCCGTCGCGAACCTTGATATACATTTTCATTATGTCGCCGCATTTCGCGTTGCCGACTTCGCCTATGCCGTCCGCGTCATCAAGCTTGCCGACGTTTCTCGGATTTGTAAAATGGTCCATGACCTTTTCGCTATATAAAGCCATAATTAACCTCCTGATTTTTTTTCGTTTATGTTTTTGTATTTTTTTGTTTGATTTTCTTTTGTCGTTATACGATATTGCGATGCATATTTACAGAGACTTAAATAATGTGGTGGCGTGTGCCATTCTCCAACTCCTCCCACACAGGCGAAATGGAACGCAAATAATCCACCACCTTGGGTACCTCACGCAAAATTACATCTATTTCCTCTTCGGTGTTCCATTCGGAAAGGCTTAAGCGCAAGCTGCCGTGGGCAACCTCGTGGGGGAGACCCAACGCCAAAAGCACGTGTGAAGGGTCCAGCGAGCCCGAGGTGCAAGCGGAACCAGACGAAGCGCATATACCCTTTGCGTCCAGAAGAAGAAGCAGACTTTCGCCCTCTATGCCCTCAAAGCACATATTCACATTGCCCGGAAGTCTGCGGGTAAGGTCGCCGTTTACTTTTGAGTGAGAAATTTTTGAAAGCCCGCGTATAAGCTTATCGCGCAGATACTTTTCCTTTTCCATGTTGGCGGAAAGGTTGTCCGTCGCTTCCTTTAAAGCCGCCGCCATACCCCATATTCCGGCGATATTTTCCGTACCCGCACGCCTTCCGCGTTCCTGTGCGCCGCCTTCTATAAAGGTTTTAAGCTGAACCCCCGTGCGGCAATACAAAAAGCCTACCCCCTTGGGTCCGTGGAATTTATGCGCCGAAACGGAGAGCATATCTATATTGTCATCCACAACGTTTACGGGAATGTGCCCAACAGCCTGCACGGCGTCAGTGTGGAAGGTCACCTTTTTAGCCCTGCAAACTGCGCCTATTTCGCGGATAGGCTCTATAGTGCCAACTTCGTTATTGGCGTACATAATGGTTACGAGCGCAGTGTCGGGGCGAATTGCCGCCTCTACCTCGTCAGGGGTAACTATGCCGCTTTCGTGTACGTCGAGATAGGTTACCTCAAACCCTTCGCTCTCTAATTTTTTAAGAGTGTGCAAAACCGCGTGATGCTCAAACCTGGTGGAAATAATGTGCTTTTTACCTTTGGCAAGCCCAACGTAAGCCGCCGAGCGTATCGCTTGGTTATCCGCCTCACTGCCGCCCGAAGTAAAATAAATTTCGTTAGCGCGTGCGCCTATTATCCTTGCAACCTGTTCCCTTGCCGCGTCCAACGCCTCCTTGGCTTTCTGCCCAGGGGTGTGCAGAGACGAAGGATTTGCGAACGTTCCCTGATAATAAGGCAACATTGCGGAAACCGCCGCATCGCTCATCGCGGTAGTAGCCGCGTTGTCTACATAAATTGTTTTAACCATACCTGTCCTTTTTGGGTAGCTTTATCCCCTACCCTTTTAGTGTGACTTGATTATAATAAATAATTCCTATAAAGTCAATAGGAATAAGCCCCAAAACTAAAAGATTATTCTCTTTTTTCTTCATTTATTGTCATTTAATATCATTTGTACGGAGCTTTTTGGGGCGGTATTTGTTGTTAATACCTATGAAAAACATTTATCGTCACTACGCTTCATTTAAGTTAACCCACCGTCATTTATACAGCGTGGACAAATCGTGGACAAAAATACGAAAAATCATAGGAATTATTTTTTGGCACATTGACTATTTTTTAAGATTATGGTACAATGTTATTGAGGAGAAAGAAAATGGATAGTAAGTCTTTCTGGGCTGGATATATGATGGGCGATAACGCACCCGGCGAAGCCACCCTTGGACTTGGCAAAAAGCAGAAAAAGAAAACTAACATTGCTTTGCAAGATACCATCTGGTGTCAGGTTCTTAGTAATATGATAGCGGACTTGGAGGAGTTTGTAAAAAATACAAGCCCCACTCCCGAAGAGTTTATACGTCGCATAATTCCTTCCCATCCGTCAAAAGCATTTGATAATCAGGCATTTGCAAGCGTTAATATAAATGAACGCAATGTAAAAGATTATGTTAAATGGATAGATGCATTACAGAAAAGTCAAACGCTGATAGATGATAAGGATGAGTTTACCTCCGATTACAAGAAACTTTCCGCCGTCAGGAAAATATGGCAAACCCCTGCTCTCACACCCGAATTTGATGAATTGGAACTTTTATTCCCTTTTACGTGTATGAGAAACGATACGTTTGAAAATAATGGACGTATATACGAGGGCGGTGAAAATGCTTTCGGGTTACCTTCCGGGTTACCCAAAGGATTTTTTACTCAATCAGTTGCCGCCAAAATTATCGCAGATATATGCAGCTGCACGACGAAATTTATTTTAGAAAAATACGGGTTCACATACACCCAAACCCGTTTCGCCATTGGTGAAAAACAAAAACAAACGCCGCAGGAAGTGGCGGACGCTCGATATTCGGCATATAATTTTTTGCGAGCAAAGGAGACTGATTTATGTCACACAAACTGGTGCGCGGCTTCTCGGCTCTATGGTGTTGATTATACAAAAACTATGGCGGAACAAGATAAGACTTTGTCGCAAGAAAATAAGGAAGCCGAGGCGAAGGACGTTAAGAGAATATATGAAGCTTTGGGAGATGAAGCGGCTAAGTATACAGCCTTAAATCTCGCGGGCGGCGGTAAAAGACTTATCGTTTCGTGCAGCCTGATATTCGCTCCGTTACTTATCATAGCCGTGTTTGTAATTCTCATGATAGCTATGCCAAATTCCGAATGGGTTAAAGCCTGCTTATTAGTCAGCCCCATTTTGTGGGTAATCTGCGTTGTGGCAGATACCGCTATCTTTGGCGGTTCATATGAGCGTTTTGCCCGTAACGTGACTTCATTACGCCGAGCATATTATGCAAACGACGGTAGCGTTGCGGCACAGGAATATTCTCGGATATTAAAATATATAAAACGGCACGAAGAGGATAAATAAACATGCACATTCTTTATGCAAAAGGGGCGCCAGAGACAGCCCATATAATACCTCAGAAAAGATTCAACTCTTATATAGAACTATACAGGTATATTTGCCTTGGAGAAGGCTACCGTTCTCCGAGATATAAGTGGAACGATAACCCTGCGGCGTTTTGGGACGGCGGCTACGGCAATCCCATTCCGAGAGATAAGATAAGTTTCATTGATTCAGGGACGAAAGGTGTTTTTAAAATAATCAGGAATGATGTCCCAGAAAACGCAATAAGCTTTTGCAGAAACCTCGGCTACTTTGAAGTTATTGAATAAATTTTTTCTAAATAAGCTGTCAAACACTTGACAAGCTTATTTAGATATGATATACTTATAACATATTTAGACACATAGAGATGGCACAAAAAACGCCGGTGCCTGAACACCGACGACGCACTAATAGTTAGTCACTTCATCAGCGACGGCGGATGCGTACCTTCACGGTGCCGCTTATACGAACTTTAATTTTTCGCATTGTTTAGACCTCCTGTGTAAGACTCCTTTCCTTGCGGAAAGGGCTTCCTTGAGAATCCTTGTAGTTCCGGTTATTCCTGTGCGTAAAATTATTGTATCATACAAAATTCTCTATGTCAAATCCGATTGCCCATAGCAATCGAACTATTTACGGGGTGGGCAGAAACGACACACTGCACACACAAGACGGATACAGGCGAACCTCCAAATTTAGAAAACTGTCCACCCTTTGTAAATAGTCTTAGAAGGCTTACACGAAAAAGGTCGCCCATCACATCAATAAGCGACCTTCCCAAATTTGTTTTCCTTGACCTTGGTGCAATAACTACGGCGACACTTGTTCCGCTACTCACAAAACAAGATTCCTTAAATTTCGGATAAAATCCTTAAATTCCGAGTAACTGGCGAACGCACAATTTCCACGCCGTAGCTATAGACAAGATGTGATTGTCTACTTCTTACCCAAGGCACCATCACTTTAGCAGTATGGCTCTGCAAATAAATTTTGCCTAAGCATCGGTTTTAACAAAGACAGGCAAGCTCAAAAGTTGGGTCAACATAACCAAACCTCCTTCTTACCTTTCGTGGCTCAAGTCCACTGATAGGCATCGTTAATTCTAAATCGACGCGAAGAAAAAGTCAAGCTAAAGTGATGGACAAGGAAACATTAAAACTCATGGACGGCAACGCCATTTATATAAAAACAGATATGACATATTTAGACACAATACAGGAGTGCTTATGAGCAACTACTCACCAGTCCGTGGTCTCGCCGCCGCAATCCTTTTGCAAGCGGTGAACGACTACAGGCGACTACAAAGCGGCGCACTCAAAGAGGATAATACGGTCAGTCAAAATGAACTAAATAAATTCTTCTCTTCGGAGTGGTACGAAGACCTCTGTGATATTTGTAATATTGACAGTGAAATGGTCAAAAATAATTTGAATAAAAGCAGTCTTTGATACAAAATTTAGGAGTATATAATAACAAAAAATGAGCTTAAATCAAGGAATTGCTCACCAAAAAGAGCATCGGAAACAGTACCGAGGTGCCAAGGCGGTTGACCCCTCTTGCAGAAATCACGGTGCGGACGACTGGTCGAAAAGTGACCGAACGATTCATGCACAACGGCAGACCGCAGCGGCGGATGCCGAGCTTAAAGACTTTGTAACAAATGGCAATAATGAAGATACCTCGTAACCGAGTTATTTTTTATAAAAAATAAATAACATAATTAGACATAAGGAGGCATATGACCGCAAAGGAAACTTACATAGAAATTTGCAAGAACAACATTCACCGAGAAGGCATTGACAGTCTACTCAACTGGTTAGAACAGTCAGACTTCTACACCGCACCGGCAAGCAGCAAGTTCCACGGGAACTTTGAAGGCGGGTTATGTGAACATTCGCTTAATGTTTACACCGCTCTTAAAGAACTGTGCGAGAGATACTTGCCTACCGTCTCTCAGGAAACAATCGCTGTTGTCGCTCTGTTTCACGATGTTTGTAAAATCAACTACTACAAACGGGGACAACGCAATGTCAAAGACGAGGACGGTAAGTGGTACGCAAAAGAAGTCTGGGAGATAGACGAAAAGGTACCTCTCGGACACGGCGAAAAAAGCTGCATCATACTTCAGTGGTATATCAAGCTAACCCCAGAGGAACTGCTTGCTATCCGCTGGCATATGGGAGCTTTTGACAGTGCCGTAAAAGGTGGAGACTACAGCTTGAACAAAGCCCAAGAATATTCCAAGCTCGTGACTTTGTTGAGCGTTGCCGACATCATCTCGGCACAATTACTTGAAGAAACTAAATCGTAGGAGAAAACAATGGAAACTGAATACAAACCCGATGGGCTAACCATTTTGAAATTCAAAGAAAAGTGCAGAGACATTCCTATCTACTTCTTGACCGATTGCCTATTGAAGTTAGAGGGCAAATATCAGCCCAAAAAAATCAGGGTGATGTTCAACCCACCAGCCACCATACTTTGGATAGGCAACGAGAAATACATATCGAAAGCACACGACGAAGAGTTCGACGAAGAGAAAGGACTGTTGATGTGCCTTGCCAAAGCGGCTGGTATCTCGCACTTAAAATTAAAGAAACTTTTAAAAGATGCCGAACGCCCGAAGAAGAAAGAAACCCGACCTGTTCACGTCGGCAAGCCTGATACCTTTTGACGACGATACTAACCCCGACGACATTTTTTAAGACGGTGACGGAATGCAACATTTAGGAGACATAACGAAGATAAGCGGAGCGGAAGTACCGCCCGTAGACGTAATAATAGGCGGCAGTCCATGTCAAGACCTGTCTGTGGCGGGTAAAAGGGCAGGGCTGAAAGGCGAAAGAAGCTGTCTGTTCTTGGAACAGATACGATTAGTAAAGGAGATGCGCAATGCTACAAAACGGGCAAATGGAATTGAGCGACCTCGATATATGGTGTGGGAAAACGTCCCCGGAGCGTTCAGTTCAAACAACGGCGAAGATTTCCGACAAGTCCTCGAAGAAATCTGCAAAGTCAAAGACGAAAGAGCCGTTATTCCTCGACCTGCGGGGGACGGTTGGCGAACAAGCGGCTGTATCCTGGGTGATGGGTATTCCATCGCTTGGAGAGTTCTCGATGCAAAGTTTTACGGAGTGCCCCAACGTCGCCGTCGCATCGCACTTATCGCAGATTTTAGAGGACACTCCGCACCCGAAATACTGTTTATCAGAAACAGCGTGCAAGGGGATATTGAGGAGAGCGGAAGCAAGGGGCGTGGAGATACACCCGATATTGAAAGAAGTGCTACAAAGGCAAGCGGGGGGGGGCAAACTAACACCTGTAATTGATTTTAGCCACCGTCGTGACGTTGTGAGAATTAGCGACGAAAGCCCGACACTTACAAGCATGGCGGGTACAGGTGGAAACAATGTGCCGTGCGTGTTTACTATGGACTATGCGGCATTTAATCAAGGCAAGGGAGCGCACTATAAGCCGGATATAAAGGAAGCGGACTATGCGCCCACGTTGACGGCAAAAGGTGCGGCGGCTGTGTGTTATGGAGTACCTTTAAACTTTCGCCCCGAAAATATGATACCACAAGTTGAAGAGAGTTCAACGTTATGCAATGGAACAGCACCGGGAACACATAACGGTGTGATAAGGTACGGCAAAGTACGTAGACTTACACCGCTTGAATGCGAGCGCTTACAGGGTTATCCTGATAATTACACCGACATAGGCGAATGGACAGACGAAAGCGGTAAACGGCATAAAACAAGCGATACAGCACGTTATAAAGCTCTCGGTAATTCAATAGCAATACCGCCGTGGAAATGGGTTTTAAAGCGTTTGTGTGGCTGTTACGAAAGGGATGCGACAATGGCAAGCCTGTTTGACGGAATAGGTGGTTTTCCGTACATATGGGAGCAGTTAAACGGTAAAGGTAGTTGCTTATGGGCAAGCGAGATAGAACCTTTCCCGATAGCCGTTACTAAATACCACTTCGGAGCAAATTAAAACTTGGAGAAAAAAGACAATGAAAGTAGATATTTTTAACACTGATAAGAAGTATGACATTAAGGAGAAATAAATGGCAGAAGATTACACAAATTTGAACATACATCAGAAGCTTCTAAAAATAGCAGATGCCGCTGGTGTATTACGAAAGAACAAAGATGGGTTCAACTACAAATACACCACCGAAGACGAGATACAGGCAAAGGTAACTGCCGGTATGCAAAAATACGGCGTTATGCTCTACCCCTCACTTGTGCCAGGCACATTGTCGGTAACACCTTACCATTACGAAAAGGTGAAGACGAAGCGCGAAAACGGGAAGTCGGTAGATGTCGTAACACCTGTAAACGAAATTATCGTTACCAGTGAAGTCATCTACACTTGGGTGAACGCCGACACCCCCACCGATACAGTCGAATGTCACTGGGCATACATAGGACAGATGGAAGACGCTTCGCAAGCCCTTGGGGCAGGGATGACTTACGGAAACAGGTACTTCCTATTAAAGGCATTACAGCTTGCCACCACAGAGGACGACCCCGACAACTACAGAAGCAAGCAGAAGGAAGCCGAGACCTACGACGAACAGAAAGAAGCAAAAGCCGCCGAGGAAGAACTCAAGAAAGCCATCAAGGAAATAATCGACAAAGGCACAGAACTCATCAAGGCTGGCTTTAAGAAGGAAGAAGTTATGGCGATTGTTGGTAAGCACAACGACGGTAACCAAAATCCTTCAAGTATAAAGAGCAAGGAAGTCTGCGACACGGTTATGGCGGCACTTAACAAGTTGACCAAACCCGCCGCACCCACTGAAAAGAAAACTACCGCGAAAGCGAAAGGAGTAAAAGAATAAATGATTTTTTATGAAGGCAAAATTTACGCAAAAGTCTGGAAAGTTATGCCGTCCGAAAGTGGCAAATACATAGACTTGCAAGTCACGACATCAGAGAAAGACCCCGACGGTAATTGGATTAACTCGTCTTGGTTCCCTCGTATCATTGGACACGCAGTCAATTCCCTTAAAGGGATTAAGGAAGGCGACCGCATCATCATTACGAAAGCCAAGCTGTCCAACGAACGCAAGAGACAAGAGGACGGCGCGTACAGAAACTTTTTCCATTTTGTAGTATGGGAAGCCGAGTTTGCTACCCCCGGTGAAGGTCACGAGGGTAATGCTACCCCCACCCCCACTAAGACATCTACAAAACCCGCCGTAGAAGAAACCGCAACGACAGACGACTGCCCTTGGTGATAAACAATGGCGGGCGGCGAAGTTAGAAAGGAACGATATTCGTTCACTAAATTATCTTCATTCCGAACGTGTAAATACGGCTACAAACTAACATACATAGACCACAAGAAAGGAATTGGAAATTGTTTCAGTTCCTACGGCACGGAAATGCACTCCCTCATGGAACGTTACGCAAAAGGAGAAATCGACCTCTGGGATTTGCCGGAGATATATCAATGGGAATTTGATGCGGCTGTCCCGGAGGCATTCCCCGATGCGTTCTTCTGTAAGAATATGCGAGACCTGTACTACCAGCAAGGGCTTACATACTTGCAGAACTTTCCGGGGTATTCGGACAGAGAAATCCTCGAAGTCGAATCGCAGTTCACTTGCGACATAGACGACTGGGAGTTCACAGGAATAATCGACTTGGTGTTCAAGGACAAGGAAGGTCGGCTGGTAATTCAAGATTACAAATCCAAAAGCTCTTTTAAAAGCAAGAAGGAGCAAGCCGAATATGCCAGACAGTTGTACCTCTACTCCCTCCATATCAAAGAGAAGTACGGCAGATACCCCGACATTTTGCGGTTTATGATGTTCAGGAAAAACACGATAGTAGACATACCGTTCGATGAAGCGAAGTTACAGGAAGCCCTTACTTGGGCGAAGGAAACAGTAAAGGAAATACGAGAGTGCTGGGATTACGAGCCGAGCTGCGAAGAGTTCTTTAGCCAAAATCTGTGCAACCACCGCGAGTACTGTGACTGTAAATTGTAATCGGAGGTAAAGACCTATTCTTATTGATAAAGAGCTCATACATAAAGCAAAAGAAAAACTCGGCGACCGTAACGCAGATATTATAGCTGACCTATTGCACCTCGAAAAGTATGACCCCGTAAACAAAAGGGCATTATGCCCTTGGCACCACGAGGACACTCCCAGCTTTATATACAACCCGAAAGCGTACAGTACTCATTGTTTTTCGTGCGGTAAAAATACCGACATTATTGACGCTTATATGCACACGGGGAAGACATATGTAGAAGCGGTGCAGGCGTTATTCGAAGAAGCAAAAATCCCCTATGCCTTCGGCGAGAAAGGGGTAAAAACAAGACAACAATACAAATACCCAAAGCTCGAACCTTTAAACGATAAGGCAAACGCATATAGATACCTTGCTCAGCGAGGTATATCTAAAGAAACCGCCGATAGGGTTGATATACGAGAAGACGCTCACGGCAACATAGTCTTTAATTACTATGATGCCAACGATGTTTTATCTCTCGTAAAATACAGACCATCACATAAGATTGATAAGGCAGCGGGCGAGTTAAAAACTTGGTGCCAAAAGGACGCCGATACCACTCCCCTCCTCTTCAACATGAACCGAGTCAATGTATCAGCTCCATTACTGATTACAGAGGGCGAATGTTTCCCGGGTGACGCAGAAGTTTTGACGCCTGGCGGCTGGGTAAGATTAGACGAGTACGACGGACAGGAGGTTTTGCAGGTCGATGAAAGCTTAGAAGGTTCCTTCACAACCCCAAAGGCATACATACAAAAGCAATACGACGGAGATATGATTACCCACAGAGTTGGCGGCAATTATACTTCGTCAACTACGGCGAACCACAACATTGTTTATGTCGATTATATGCAGCGCATTCAAAAGCGCAAAGCCTGTGAAATGCCAAAAAGTATCGGCAATGGGTACATACCAACTACAATCATCGTAGATGGCAATGGCATACCTTTGACAGATGAGCAAATAGCCCTATATCTGGCGGTAAGTGCTGACGGCACCATAGATATTCGTCCTACCGGAAGGCGGTATACAAGAATTGCGGTAAAAAAAGACCGCAAGTATATTCGGTTAAAAACAATACTCGACAAACTCGGCATTACATATTTTGACAACCCAAGCACCGCACGTGACGGATATAAATACATAGGCTTTTGCACCCCAGATTGGTTATTGAGCAAAACACTCCCTTGGGAATGGGTAACGCAAAGCACCCTTCGACAAAAGAACTTTATTCTTGACGAAATGGTGCATTGGGACGGCAATCATGTCCCCAACCGTCAGCAAACGGAGTACTCCTCTAAAATATATCATAATGCAATGTTGATGCAAGCAATAGCACATACCAGCGGTAAGATGTCGACCATAATGCATCGTAGCAATCAATATGGCGAATGGTACAAGGTGAGTATTCTATCTAAAAAACATGGTATATCGGTGCAAAAGGGGTTCGGTCAACGTGAAGAATACCACGGCAAGGTCTACTGTGTATCTGTAGACACAGGGATGATTTTGGTTCGGCAGGAAGGTCACATCACCGTAACAGGTAACTGCGATTGTCTCTCTGCCATCGAAGCGGGGTTTACAAATGCCGTATCAGTTCCGCTCGGAGCTAACAACTACGGCTGGATACAAGAGAACTTCGACTGGCTCGAACAATTCGACAGCATTATTATTTGCTCCGATAATGACGAAGCCGGTATCAAAATGCAAAAAGAATGTATCTACCGCCTTGGTAGTTGGCGAACCAAGTTCATCGACATACCTCCCTTCCATTACGACACGGAACACGATAGAAAATATCCGATGAAGGATTTAAACCACGTCCTGTATTACGAAGGCAAGGAGGCGGTAATGAACTTAATCATGAACGCTCACGACCAAGAGGTGCCTTCCGTAATCAATATGTCTGAAATAGAGGACATAGACCTCGACGAGATGGACGGCATAAAGACAGGTATTAAGTCACTCGACTCGGAAATCATGAAGTTGTTCTACGGCACGCTCACCATTGTATCTGGTCTGCCGGGCGCAGGCAAGACAAGCTTTTTAAGTCAACTGCTCTGTCAGTCGCTTGAACAAGACAAACCAGTGTGGTTGTTCAGCCGAGAGCTTCCCGGCTGGATGCAGAAAAACTGGATTAACTACATAATGGCAGGCAACGCACACATCAAGGAATACTTCGACAGCGACGGTGCCGCCTACTACAAAATATCCCCCGAAACCAAGAAGCTAATCAATGACGCTTACGACAAAAAATGGTACCTGTACAGGGACGAATGGAGCAACAAGTTGTGCGACATTCTTTCCTCAATGGAAGACAGCGTTCGTAAGTACGGCACGAAGCTTTTAATCCTCGACAACTTGATGACGATTGACATCGACGCTAACGAGAACAACGAACTCCTCAAGCAAACAGATTGCATAACACAGCTCATAAAGTTCGCCATGAAATACTCGGTTGCGGTGGTGTTAGTAGCTCACCCAAGAAAAATGCCGAAGGGCGAGAACGTCGGGATATACGACATCAGCGGCACCTCGAATATAGTCAACCTCGCGCATAGAACGATAGGGTTGCGACGTATCGACCAAGAAGCTGAGAAGTCAAACTATAACGTATGCCTTACGGTTATCAAAGACCGTATGCGAGGTAAGGCGGGAAGAAAGATAAATCTTTACTATGATGTTCCCTCCCGCCGCTTCTACACGAACGAAGCCGAATACGGATACCAATACTCGTGGGACACAAGTAGCCCACCACGGCTCCCCTACCCCCATCAAGAAGAGTATGAAGTTTACGGCGAACATCAAGGAACTTAATTATGATACCATTCGTTGATTACCACAAACACTCGATGTACACCAACGTCCGTATCTCCGACAGTACAGTATCCATGGAAGATTACGCTAAGCGTGCCGTCGAACTCGGTCACAAAGTATTGTCTTCTTGCGAACACGGCTGGCAAGGTAACGCTTGGGAGTGCGTAAAGCTCGCTAAGCAATACGGTTTAAAGCCACTGATAGGAGCCGAGGCGTATTGGGTTAAAGACCGCACGGACAAAGATAGAACAAACTGCCATATCTTTATCGGTACAAAAAACGAAAATGGCAGACAAGCTTTGAACGATGTCTTGTCCGAAGCCAACCTGACAGGCTTTTACGGGCAACCAAGACTTGACATTCCTTTAATACTCTCTCTCCCAAAGGACGATGTCATAGTCACCACAGCCTGTTTAGCTTATTGGCGGTATGAGGACATAGACGAGATAACGGCAAAGTTTGCTAACCACTTCGGCAAGAACTTCTTTTTGGAAGTTCAGTACCACAACGTTGAGTCTCAGCGTATCTTGAACCGCAAGATACTTGAGCTACGAAAAGAACTCCACCTCCCGATTATTATGGGATGTGATAGCCATTACATATATCCAGAACAAGCACAGACAAGGCAGGACTTCTTAACCTCTAAGGGTATGAAC